GGTAATCAATTGATTATAGAATCTACAGCTAATCATTATGGTGATGCGTTACATACTGAGATTATCAAAGCTAAGAGGGGTGAAGGTGATTGGGAATATGTATTTTTTCCTTGGAAGAATCACGAAAGTTATAGAGATGAATACCCTACAGGTTGGGTATGTGATGATATCCCTTATCAAAGGTTACATAGTTTAGATCAGCATCAGATGTATTGGAGAGCCTGTATGATACATCGTATGGGTGCTAATAAATTTCAAAGAGAATATCCTATTACAGTAGAAGAAGCGTTTGCCCAAAGTGGGAATGCTTATTTCTGTGATGATGACCTCAGGTTTGTGGAGGTGCTGAACATAGAGGCTGAGAATAATAAGGAATATTATTTTGAAGATCCAGATCCGAATATGTCGTATGCTATTGGGGTAGACGTGGCATCTGGTAGAGGTGGTGATTATAGTGTCATAACTGTTATGGATAAGCAAAGTTATCAACCTGTAGCGATGTTCCGTAGTAACACTACCACCCCAGTTGCTTTAGCTGAGAAGATTGTCTATATGGCAACTAAATACAGTGATGCGAAGGTTCTAGTAGAAGAGAACAATTGGGGACTACCTGTATTGAATGAACTAAGACATTTAGGTTATTACAATTTATGGAAGTCCGCTAAGGATAAGGATTGGATTACAACAACGAAAAGTAAAATAACAATGTTTGAGGAATTGAAGGCACTACTGAATGAGGGTGTCATTACTAATTTAGATTCAATTACTTATACAGAAATTAGATCTTATCAGATGTGTGAAAGGGGATTGGCTCCTAAGGTACCTGATAGTATGGATCATCACGGTGATACTGTTATAGCATTGGCATTAGCTTGTCAGTGTCTGAAGCAGGTATATCTAAACAAGTCGGCGTTTCTTCCTGACTGGATAAAGTCAAGAAGGGTAGAAAGAATTCTAAACGATGCGGCTGGTATGAAAGAAAAAAGATACTAATTTTACAAATTAGATAATATATAAGGAACACATATGGCAGAGATAACAAATCAAGAGAAAGTAAATTTCATTAGGACTGTACTGTCCCAACACGATGCGGTGTGGGAAGAGAAGCAGTCTGATATGCGTAAGTATAAAGCTGCGTATATGACGGAATTCTATAAGGAACGTGGAGCGTTTGATGAAGCAGCACAGCTAAGGGTTGAGACATCAGATGCTTATGCTTATATAGAAGGATACATTGCTAGTTTATTTTCTAAGTCTCCAGCAATTGAAGTTGGAGGGGATGTACAAGGAAAGGGAAATAAAAAATTAGTCAAGGAAGTTTCTAATAGATTCCTATATAATCAGAAGGATCAGATGGAACTGGCCAGTAGACTGGCTTTGATATATCCTAATGCTTTCATCAAGCTGTATCCTAGAGATGCTGAGAACATCTTGGATCGTGTAGGTGTAAAGGCTTGTAGTCCTTGGGAAGTTATAGTAGATAGAGATGCTAACGTGTGGGAAGAAATGAGATATGTTGGTCATATCTATTTTGAAACCGTAGCATCTATGAATGACAGGTTCGGTAGAAAGAAATGGAATCCTGTAAAGAAAGAAGATTATTTCAAGAAGGGTGAGAACAGAGGGAAGGATCCATATAGAGGGGCTGAGGAAACATCGTTACCTAATCAGTTCCTTTATTGTAAGGTAATAGAGATCTATGACTTTATCAATGGTAAGCTTTATTTCTGGACACCTAATTGGAAGAACGGGGAAGCAGTCCTATCAGAGGACGATATCCCATTGGAAGCGAATGATGGTACTGCTATTAGTCCTATCGTTCCTTTATATTATAGTAGGGTACCAGACCAGCCAATGGATGGTATCTCAGCTATGAAGAGAATATATGATCAAGTATATGAAAAAAATATTCTCCGTAGTTTCTGGGCTAATGCTGTTCGTAGAGATACAAGACAATTCCTCGTTCGTGAGGGAGCTATAGACGAAGAAGCCTTAGCCAAGATAACTGCTGGGGTGGATGGAGCGATGATACCTGTTGATGCCGAATCTCTTGCCGGTGTGATATCAGTCGTTCCATCTGTCCCTATTTCCTCTAACCATTCGTTATATCTACAGCAGATAGATCAGGATCTAGCTAAGGGAAGTGTAATGGCTCCCTTTAGTAGAGGTGAAACAACTAAGGCTAGTGCTACTGAAGTAGCTGCTTTAGCTCAGTATACTGCCAGTGAAATTGGTAGACTGGCTAGAGAGCGTGACCAAATGATTGAAGGGGTTGCTGAAAAGTATATTAGAATTATTTCACTTATTACTGATCAAGGTTCTAAGGAAACAATTGTATTAGAAGGTACACCTACTATGGTGACACCTGATAAGTTAGAAGGTAAGTTCAAGTATGTTGCGTTAGATCAAGCGTCTACACCTATTGCTGAATCGGTGAGAAGACAACAATTATTACAACTGGTACCTGTGCTTACACAGTTAGGGGTTGAGCCTTGGAAGATAAGAGATGAGATAATTCGTCTGTATGATCTTCCGAGGAACTTCTCCGAAACCGAAGAGGTTCAACAAGAACTTGGACCTAGAGCGGTTGGTCGTCCTCCTTTAGCTAGGGAAGATGGTGCGCCGTTTGAATCAAGACCTCCTAGTCCAGAGGAAGAGATAGCGAAACAATTTGGTGGGGGAAGAGGACTAAGTTTCCCAATGCCGGGAGATTTTAGATAGTGCCAATATATGAATATATTTGTAAGACCTGCTGTAATAAGATGGAATTACTACAATCAATTAGTGAAGGTGAAGACTTTGCTGAGAAGCACGAATGTGCTGTAACAGATGATAAGGGTGAAGAATGTGGAGGAGCATTATCAAAATGCTTAGGATCATTTGCTAAGACACCATCAAGGTGGGGAGACGAGACTGGTAAGTATGGTGTCAATGGAATGTTCTCACCGGGATTAGGAAGGTATGTTACTAATAGACGTGAAGAAGAAAAGATAATGAGATCTATGGGTAAGATACCTGAATCAGATATGGGTAAGCACTATATACAAGATAAGATAGAAGAGGAAAGGGTAAAGGAAGAAAAGATTACTAAGAATCTAAATACTTATAGAGAGAAAGTACAACAGTATGGGAATACAGAAGAGGGTAAGATCAAGGCTATTACAGAAACCTTACCTGCTAAAGAGATGCTAAAAGAAGCTAAACAACAGGAGGCTAGTACATAATGGCACAAGGAATTGAAATTGAAATCGGTCCACCTAAAGAGGTAGACCCTTACGTATTAGAAGGGCAAGAACAAATTGCTTTAGAAGAAGATGGTATGATGGGGGAATTTTCTCCACAAGGAAATTTTTCTAAGAAACCTTTGAATACTTTGGTAAAACAAACAAGAGCGTTACAACCTTTATTTGGATTGAATGCTGACTATCCTGAATTCAAAGAGGATATAGAAACATTTCCTCCAGAATTTACTAGACTGTTAGTTATGTTCAAGCAAGCGATTGATGATGCTATTACTAAAGATATAGTTGATGATGGTAATACATTTCAATTAGAAGAAATCACGGATGACAAGTCCCTTCAGTTACTGGCTGGTAAGTTAGGTGCTGTGGCTAGGGATAAGAAATTCAAAAAGTTTCTGGAACAACCAGAAGAATTAGCTGAGGAACCAGCTATGGAAGAAGAGACACAAACAATTGACGAAGAGAGAACACCATTACCTGAAGGTAGTGATGAAAGTATAGACGAACTATTTATGGAGAGATTATAGTATGAGCGAAGCAAATGAGACTGTCGTAGTAGACAATACCTCAGAGGCCCCTGACACAGTCGTAGAGGGATCCGAGGTAGAAAGTAATGTGGATAATAAGGTAGAAGCCGAAAGTCCACAGAATGGCAACCTGAGCGATCCTAGCGATATAGAACAATCGTTCTTAGAATCATTCAATTTGGAGGATCTGTTGAAAGCAGATTTTTCGGATGATGCTATTATGAATAATACACATAAGGATCTACCGAATTATCAAGAGATCCTGAAACATTTACCTGAGAATGGTAGGAAACTAATTTCTAATTTGAGAGCAATGACTACGAGGAAGACACAAGAAATTGCTGAGATTAGAAAAGATTTAGAGAGGCAACAACAAGCTATAGCTTTGGAAAAGAAAGCATTGTATAGTGGTAAGTTTGCTGATCAAATAAAAGAACTAGCGAAGGAACCTGAGGTACCACACGATGTATTTAGTGATGATGGTATCAATAAGAAGATACAACAGGAAGCAGCTAAATTATTTCAACAAATGATTGAGCCAATGCAGGAAGAACTATATGTATCTCAGAGACAAACGCAAATGGATTCATTCAAAAGGGATCACCCTGACTTGATGGATTTCAAAACAGAAATTGCTGGACTACTTAGAGAAAGACCAGAACTAAAATTGGAAGATGCTTATTACATTACCAAGTCAAAAGCTGAGAGAACAAGGTTGACACAATTAGAAAATCAGAATGCTAGAAAGAAAGAAGAGAAGCAGATGTCTTGGTCTAAGGTAAGACCGGGTTCTAATGTTAGAGCTACTAAGGTACCTAAATTCAGGTCAGCTTGGGAAGCTTATCAATGGCATAAAGCTAATGGAACAGCACAATGAAAGATAACAAAATGAAATACTACAGTATAATTACAGAGGTATGTGGATCTATTGATCAACAAAATTTTACAAATTATACATATTTAGATGGGGCAACTTTTCCCGCCAAGAATAAAGACAGTGAAAGCTACAATCTTTATCCGAACTGGGGAAGAACTGATATGGATAACCCTTATGAAGGACAATTTGAAGTGACAGATAAACAAAAAAATTCTTACCCTCTAGGGTACAAACAAAACAATAAGGAAAAATAAACAATGGCTATAAGCAATGAACTATTATCCTCAACTTTGTTTAGCATTAGAGATGGTGAGGTTGACGAACTTTTCCAAAAAGTAGCGTTCTTAGATCACTGTAAGAGGGCAGGCGGAATTGAATATGAGGATGGCGGAATCAAAATCCAAAGACCTTTATCTGTTGCCGAACACAGTACTATTACATCGCTACCAACTGGATATGAGCCAGTCAGCTTAGCTGTCAATGATGTTTTACAACCAGCGATTTATCAGTGGGCAGATTTTGCTGCTCCAATCGTTATTACAAAAAAAGAAGAACTTGAAAACCAGTCTGAAAAAGCAATCGTGAAAATTGTTGAGGCACGTATGAGATCGGTTATGGGTATGCTTCGTAGAGAGATCAACAAGCAGATCCTCGCAGGTTCTTCAACTACACTTACAACACTGAATAGTTTGAATGGATTCGGTGCTGGTGTTGCTTCCTTTGAGGGATTCCTTGAAGAAGGTGCTCCTGCTCCCGGTACACAAACTAGAACCGTTGGTGGTCTGGCCAAAAATACTTTGAATGTTCAAGGTTGGTATAACAGGGCAGGTACTGGTGGTGGTGCTTTTGGTACTAATGGTATCAGGGTTATGAGCGAACTATGGTCGCAAATGAACCAAAGAGCACCTATGGGTCAAACAGATTGTATCATCGCTTCTGAAGCGGCGTTCGCTAATTACAAGAGAGCGTTATTCCAGAATGAAAGATACATTGATGAGAAGACACTTGATGGTGGAAGGATGAGCTTGATGTTCGCCGGATCCCCTGTAGAGGCTGATATTTCTATGCCTCTGAATGGTGGTGGTGGTAACGTTTATTCTATGTACTTCCTCAACTTTGACACGCTGAAATTGATTATGCATCCTGATGCTGATTTCGCTGTTAGTGACTTTGAACATATATCTGGGACTACTGCTAGGGCTGCTACGCTTTATTGGAAAGGCCAGCTAATTGCTGATCATCTTGGTTCCCAAGGTGTTCTTTACAATGGAGATACATACTAATGAGCTATAACGGATTACAATATAATGAAAAGACTGGGATCAATCCCGTCACTGGAGCAGCGGTTGATATTCCCGATGCGTTGGATCGTTCTGAAAAGAAAGTATTCATCGCTGGTGGAGCAATTGCTCAAGGTGATTGGGTTGCCCTAGATATGACTAAGACAGGTTCAGCGAGGGTACTTTACTGTATTGAAGCTGCGGCTGTTGCTGACGGAAACCCATCAGTTATTGGTGTCGCTGTAAAGGCGTCCAATGGATTTCCTGCTGCTGCTGAAGATAAAATTACAGTAGTTGTTAGGGGATATGCTGAAGGTGCTAGTGTCGCTAATGCGGTCAATGCTGCTAACCTTCCACTTGTTGTAGATAATACACAAGCGGGACAAGCGGTTGCGATTGTTGCTGGTGATTTGGCTACCTCTTGTGGGGTATCGTTAGAAGCAGCGGCAGGTAACTTTGCTGACGTATACGTATATGGATTGGGTTCGTAAGAACTAATAATTCAAGACGACCGCACACTGAGCCTCGGTAGATTAGGAAACAGGAGCGGTCGTCTTTTTATACATTTTTTTCTTTACAAAATTTTTGCTAAAGCAGTTAGTATAGATGAGGGTGTAAACAGACGACCAATAATGAGGAACATATATGAATCTAAAAGAACTGAGAAATAAAGTAAAGAATATCACAGACTATAATCCTGAGATACAAACTTACTTA